CCTGTGTAGTCTCTTAAAGCAGCCAATCAACTCGTCGAAGGCATTCACTAACGAGATTAATCGTAAGATCAAATCGACAACTATCCTTGCCACACCTGACAGAGATGGGTTTATTAGAGAGAAGATCGAGAAGGTACAGTCAGTCAAGAACGATTTGTTTAATGGTATCTTCCAGACTAGCTTTGTGGATATCCTATGCTCCCTGATGATGAATATGATTCAGGCTATGAACAATGAGGAAGAGCAGGCCACCGGTGACAACCTGACTGGTAACATTGGTGCCAGCCCAGAGACTAAGATCACTGACGTGGAAGCACGCTGTATTAGTCAGACTATCCTCAACAACGTCGACGTTATGACTCAGGCGTCTATTGAACTGAGCCTAACGGCAGCAGAGGAAGCAGCTAACTCAGAGGACGGTGGTGCCAGCTCAGGTGAGCAGCTGGCTGGTGCTCTTGCTGGTATCCTTGGTGGGCTGTCGTCTGCTATGCAGTTCCCAATGATATTCAAGTATGCTATGAGACCTGACGTGTTCAACGCCGCAGGTCCAGCGTCTATGGATGGCCTGACAAAAGGTATTGGTTGCCGTCAAGACAGGACATACAACACCGCTATGGGGGCTATGGGCTCGCTTATGGGTGCTGGTGGTGGCGGTGGCTCAGGTGGTGGCGGTAGCAACGGTGGAGAAGGCTCTGGTGGTGCTGAGGAAGGCTCCTCTGGTCGTGGTTCCTCTACCAGTAGAGGTGTAGAACGCTACCCCAACGTAGGCTTTGGTGGCTACCCTGGTGAGACTACCGGTGAGCTCACCAACCGTGTCTGTGATGAAGCATATGCTGACCCCAACGACCCACAGAATGCCAAGCCTGGTGGCTGGCCTGGACAGAATACAGGTGGAACAAACGGTAAGGTCATCTCTATCTCACTGCCTAGCTTGGACGAAGGGTGTGCCAAGAACTACATCAATGGCACACCAAATACCATGGTTGTCACTAGAAAGGGTAGAAACTATTACTTCCACAACCCTAAGGATGACAAAAAGGTATATCCATCTGTCTTTATCAAAGGATATAGTGGCACACCTGTGCCAGTTGTAGAGCCAACGACAGGTGAGTTAGTTGCAGTATTGGTTAATTGTGTATTGTTTGACCCCAACTATCCCAACGTACCAGTAACAATCATCCCTGATGATAGTGAGGTAGGCATTTCTACTGACGATCCTACCTATGATATTGTTATTGGTGGCTTCTTTGTTGCCAACACAGGCTTTGATTATTGTGCTGCATCTGCTACGATAAGAGTTTATGATAGGGACAGCGGACTAGAGAATGGTCAGGCCAAGCCTGTGATTGTTGATGGTAGAATCGTTGATGTGGAGCTGATAAATAATGGTACTGGCTTCAAACGAATACCTGACGTGAAAATTATTGATGATGGATCTGAGTGTGGAACAAGTGGAGGATATGGAGCCAAGCTCTATCCTATCATGTCTGTAGTACCCAAACCAGATAAGAAACCTGCACCTCTACCTGTGCAGATGGTCTACTGCCCAAGTAAAGATCAGAAGAATTACTACTAATGGCACACCAAATACAAGATGAGAAGCAGGAGTATCAATACTCCACAGGATTTACTACACCTAGTGGTCACGAGTTCCACTTCTATGACACACCAGAGAACGAAAGGCTAGTAGTCAAGCACTCCTCTGGTTCACACATCGAGTTTAAGGCAGATGGTAGTGTGATGATTAAGTCCCTCAAGGACTTACACCTACACTCCTCTATCGTATCCTCTGCTGCTGACGGTGAAGGTGGTGGTGCTGACACGACAACACAGAAGGTAGACACAGACTACACCATTGACGTAGGTGGTACACTGAATATCAAGTGTGCAAACCTTAACATTGAGAGTGGTGGTAAGACTGGTATCTATTCCGGCACTGACATGGAGCTCAAGGCCAACAACATTATGGAGAAAGCCACGGAAGGAATCTCCATGGAGGGTGCTAAGTCCATCTACCTAGACACTGACGAGTTTAAGCAAAGGTCTGTGACCACAAGACAGGAGACAGGTAGCAAAGAGGACGGAGCACCTGGTGGTCAGAACATCCTGAACGTTCACGGTAACGCAGTCATTCAAAACAATGACCCCCTCGGTGGCATCACCATCAGCTCCAAAGGTTATCTCAACCTGGTGTGTGCTGGTGAGAGAGTAGATGTAACAGGTGTTTGGGTGCCTACACCATCAGCATTAGGTATGGCTACCTACACACACCTAATCCTACCTAGCAAACTACCCCTTAATAAAGGTATACCTGGAAGTGCCATGACTATCACCAGCACTTTTAACACTGAGATTGTAGGTAAGGCTGATACTAAAACAGTTGGTATGCACTCAACAGAGAAGGTTGGTTTGAACAAGGTTACGACGACAGGTATTAATAATCTAAGTGTTACTGGTGGTATACACACCATCCTCGCTAAAAAGATCTTCCTGAATTAATATGACTACCACACCTCCAGTTCCCCCACAGCCTATTATTACAAGTGGGATTGAATACAATATCACACCAGGATCAGGTGTCGTTGACAGCCCTGATGCAAGTGGAAGCTGGGCGAGCGTAACATTCAATGACCTACCAAACTCCATCACTCTGAATGGATTTAGGGCAGGGGCCAGGTATTACAATGAGACATGTAACCCCTCACAAAACATTGATGGCACTCCTGTCCTTGATCCAGATACTGGTGAGCAAGTTTATGTTTGTACAAGAACCTATCCTGCTTGGGAAGTGGTTGAGCAAACTCTAGTAAAAACATCACCAAGTCGCCAAGTCTTTAGTACTAATGAAGGGACAGAGTTGTTCGCCACAGAACCAAGAGTTTACTCTGGTGAATACACATCTGCAGGTATCACTGATGGTACCGAGTATGAGTACACCAGGGTGTTTGACCAGTCTGATATCTCATACTGGCCCAGGGCAGCAACTATCAATCAACCTATCATTGAAAACCCAACCACTATGCCAAGTGGTGATGACAAGTATCTAATTGACACACTGACATCATTTGTCCCTGACCCCAGAGAAAGTGTGACAATCACATATGTCTTGACTACCACTTACAAGTATAATCCATTCATTGGTGGATTCCCTATTGGTGAAGAAATCACTGCCACAGATACACTAACCATCACACAATCTGTACAACAGAACACAGATGATGTTGGTGAAAAGATTCAGGCATACCTGGAGAGGTCATACTACACAGATGGTAAGTATCATATCCAGCTACACGACATGGATGAGCCAGACCTATATGATGCTGGTGGAGAACTAATAAGACCAGATAGATTCAAAGTACCTATCTACCAAGAGACTCATGAGGGATACCAAAACCTAATAAACACTGTGACACCGGTTACTATTGAAGATATCCTTAAAGAGACGCTAGATACTACTGTAGAGGAACTAGAAGACCTCATTAATATTATGGACACTTACGAGTACCCAGATGGCACGTCCGGCAACTAGAATTGGCGACCTTGATGTCGTCCACGATTGTCAAGTTCCCATTAGAATGGTGGGAAGCAAGAATGTATTTGTGAATGGAATTCCCTGGTCAAGAATGGGTGACGTGAATACACCTCACAAATGGGGTAGTGAGTGTAAGAAAGTACACTCCATGCCTATTGCTATTGGTTCTAAGACTGTGTTTGTGAATGGTAGAGGAGCAGGTAGGATTGGTGATTACATTGTATCCTGTACAGTTGTAGCTACAGGAAGCAAGAATGTTTTTGCTGGTGGTTAGGAGTAGGTACTGAACCCGTTCACTCTCTGAACCTCAATATTTCTATCAAACTTATCCTTAAACTCAGACGACAGCGTATGGTCAACTACAATGACCCTCTGGTTGTCGTCTAGTTTGTAGCGCAGTATCTTAAGAAGACAGTCCTTCCCGACCTCATCCAGCGAGCCAGAGAATACCTCATCTAGGATGAGTAGATTTGTGGATACTGAGTTCTTAATCTTACCCACTTCTCTCCATGTTAGCATCAGTGCCAGGTCAATGCGTGCCTTCTGTCCCTCAGAGAACGAAGCATAGGAGAAGTCTTGGTACATAGGTGATGACACAGTCTCATTAAACTCCTCGTCCAACATGAAGTGCACTGGTAATTCTAGCTCTTGTAGATTACGACGGATGCAGTTATTCATGACGGGAATATACTTCTTGACAATCTGTGTCTTGATGCCTGAGTCTTTGAGTAGATTCACTACAAGCTCATGATCTTTGGCTTTGTCAATTAGTTCCTCATAGCGAGTCTTCTCTTCTCTAAGATCATCAGTTAGTAGATCCAGCTTGCCTTGCTCCCTATCAATAGAACCACTCTCCTCCTGTAGCTTAAAGATCTTGTCCTCTGCTGTGTTGACCTCAGACTGCAATGAGTTGACCTCTGTCTGATATTTAAAGATAGACTTCTGCAGTGACTCGATGTGCTTCTGTCGTTGTGTCAATATGCGACAGAGATACTCATACTTATCCAGCTCCTCAGCTGCTGACTGTAGAGCATCCTTATACTTCTGACTCTCATCTACCGTAGCCTTAGAGCGTACCTTCTTAACCTCCATAGGGATGTGCTGATCACAGGTAGGACAATTGTCATGATCCTTATAGAACTTAAGGTCTTTGTGTAGACGCTCAAGCTTGTTCTCCATCTTGATGATGACCTTATTAAACTCAGCCAACTTAGTGGTGGGTTTACCAGCCTGTAGGTTGTCCACCAAAGCCATGACAGCTGACTCGTTCAGCTGTGCTGACTCGATAGACTTGGTCAGTGAATCTATTTTCTTACGTCTAGATGTGACGATATCCTCTAACTCTTTAAGGTCAGACTTACTCTGACTCTCTAACTCTTTGATGCGATCCTTCTGTAGATCCATCTTATATTCTAGATTACTGATGTCACCCTTACGTGTATTAATCTGGTCACGTAAGCCACGCATACGCTCCTTAGCGATGACTGACATAGTAGAGAACACTTTGATGTCTAGGAAGTCCTCTACGCAGTCTCTACGAGCCTGTCCAGTCAGCTGCATGAAGGGGATGTAGTTGCTACTACCAAGGATAACAACCTGACAGAAGCTCTTGAAGGTCAGCTTCAGAATGTTCTGCTCCAGGTGTGCCTGGTTGTCCTTGTCTGCTGCCTTAGCATCAATCTCCTCACCGTTACGCATGACAGTGAAAACCTTTGGCTTCATACCACGTGCCACCACGTAGTCAGTCTTGCCAATAGAGAACTCTACCTCAGCTAGCAGTCCCTTTTTGTTCTGGGAGTTCAGTAGCTGAGGTAGATTAATCTTACGAAATGGTTTGTTGAATAGAGCATAACAAATAGCATCCAAGATGCTGCTCTTACCTGATCCATTGGTACCAAAGACTAGTGTAGTCTTGCTGGCATTGAGATCGATTGTAACTGGTGCGTTACCGACGGAAAGAAAGTTTTTAAATGTTAGTTTCTTGAATACTATCACGATAGTCTACAAAGGTTTCATACTTGGGGATGACTATCTCCCCTGGTTCTACAATATTATAAGCGTAACCTAGCACGGCGCATAGTTTATCCACATGGTCTTGGTCTGTTTCTGTAATATAAAGTGATTGACCAATGGCTTCAAGGTGAGTCTTATAGGTGACTGCGTCATCCTCATTGACAAAGAACTGGATGATTGTCTCACCCTCTCTGTCAACAGTAGCGTATGCTCCTGACTCAATACTATCTTTACCCTTTGTAAGGATGTACATTAGACCTCCTGTGCTTCTACGTAAAGCGATTTAAAAATGTCAATAATATTTTGCTTGTTAACATCATCCTCAATAGCCATAACGTAGTTGGTTAACGTTGTAAGTGTATCCTCTGATTCAATGTTGACATCATCGTCAACATACATGTCTTGATTCTCAATGACTTTAAGATCATTGATGCCCACCTGATACAATTTATCCACAAGATTGCTGACCTTGCGTGGTGTTGATTTCTCTACAATGACTTTGATATACTTATTAGCATACTTGTTGGGGTTGATAAGCTTGCTCTTCTCATTGAGGTAGATCTTCTCAAACATATTGAATGGGTTCTCGATGAACTCCAGATCATATGTCTTCATGTCAAAGATATGGAACCCTCTAGGATCACCCTCGTCATTCCAATACAACTGATAGGGATTACCTAGATAAGTTACGTTACCTATGGTTGATTTCTTATGAAAGTGACCAGAAAAAACCCTATCGAACCTGCTGAATATCTTCGCATCTGTGCCATGCTGGCACTGATAATCTTTATTGGCATAAAATCCAGCCAGTTCTAGATGACCCCAAGCCAGGGACGCACTGGTTGAGTCCAGTTCACGAGCAAACTCTTCTGCGTTTCCTTCGCACAGCCAGGGGACGAGCAGAACGGGAACCTCATGGAATACTTGAGTTCCTGGTCTGTCTTGTACTGTGACATTCTCGAACTCTCTAAGGTTAAGTCCAGGGCTGTTGATAGATAAGCTTTGTTTGTAAAAAATGTCATGGTTACCTACGATAATATGTACCTTAATACCCCTCTCTCTTAGGGGTTCGAAAAATACACGCTTTGCCCAATCCAGAGACCAGTAGTCGATTCCTTTCCGCACATCAAAGCAATCTCCGAGGTGAACCACAGTGTCAATACCATGCTCATCAAGAGTAGGG